TGCTGTTAACGCCCCCTTGGGTCCGCACTTACAGTCAAACGCTACATAGTCCCCCTAGGCAATGAACTAGGGAGGAGAGACATTGTAGTGTGCGAAGCCATGAACCAAACGGATGGTCTAGCCGGGATTTGCGTCCGGTGAGTGGCGTCCCCTTTGAGTCAGCCCATTAAAGCACAAATGACGTGGTATCTGATGTGTTTCCGGAGTGGGATACGCCTGGCTCAAAGGAACCAAATATCACAAACTTACAATCATGACCCTGTTCTGAATGTGTACCGCAGAGCAGCCGAGTGATAAAAGTCCGCAAGGCCGTCCTGAGCAAGACGAAACAAAGGCTCACAAACCTGCTTTCGAACAGGAGAAAGAAATATGTCAGAACATAAAGCAAATATGGACAAAGTGCGCCAGTTTTTGAACGACCACGACGATACGTTTTATTCGTACCGCGAACTTGCCGAAAGGACAAGTACATCTATCAGCTCTACAAAGTCTATTGTAAGGGCTCTTTTCAAAGAAGGATTGATAGATAAACAACTCGTGAAAGACAACGTTATGCAACCAGAGTTGAGCGGAGAAAGGAAACATAGAGAAGCATACTTGAAATCAGAAATCGTCGTATACATTGCATGGAAGGGTAAAAATGCTAAAGAAGGCAGAATTTCAGGCGCTTAATGATAAAGTAGATGTTTCCGAAGGAAATGTTGAAAAGCGCATACTATCATTTCTAGACCAACACCCAAGCAATGCATGGACCAGTGGTGAGATACAACGGTTTGCCAAAATAAAACATCCGTCGTCTGCAAATGCTGCTTTGGTCAGATTAGAAGGTTCCAATGCCATCAGGAGAAAAGTAATAGATGGCAAGACGTACTGGACTATATCAAGTTTAAGATTAAGGAATAATGAATTAGCTAAAACAATGGAGGAAGAAAAATGACACAATGTAAGTCAAAAAGTGGAGAAGTCAGATGTATAAGGAGAGTAGGACACAACAACGACCACAGAGACAAAGTAAACAATAGGTGGCCAAATGAAAGATGAGTCATTCATAAAGCTCATATGCGGACAGAGAATGGTTGCAGATAAAGACCATCCTCATGCTTATTGTTGCCCTGACCCTACGAGATGTCGAAAGAAAATAGATATCGGCATCATAAACAAACATTGCATACATGTTATAAGAATAAGCCTGGATGCTAGAAAACCACAACACAGGGAGTTAGGACGATGAAAGATGTTACATACTTTGAAGCGATGTCGTGGATAACAGATTATCTGAAAGAACATCCTAAAACAATGCATAGCGACTTCATAAAGGCTTTTTGCAGACACTTCAAAGTAGATTATAAGACAGCTTATGCTCATATATTAAAAGCAATAGAGGACGAAGTGATATATAGATATATGGGTAATACAAAAAGAGGAAGAGAATCATGGTTTTACATAATGATAAGACCTTTTACAATGGAGTGATACAATGGGACGAATAGAAGACAATGTAAAGAGAGCTGTATATTACATCGAAAGAGGCAATGTCAAACAGGCTTTTACCATCATAGCAGAGCAATCTCATAGATGTGGTTTCGGGCATCAGCAGAGAACACTTGCCAAGTTTATAGGTGAGTATGCTACTGATGGTAAAGGAGAACAGAAGAAGCTGAATTAATGGGGGAATAATGAATGGGGAAAGAAGAAAAAGTATACAGAAGAGGTAGTTGGTGTATATGTAAAAGATGCACCCTGGAAGAAGAGGAATCAGTAATAGAAGATACAGGTACTATCGACAAGAAGAGGTATGATGAAATATACTATAGTCTTGCAAGATTTGTACCAAGATTCAACGAAGGTAATGGACCGATACCCGTTAGACCTCCAATACATAAACTAGTACCTCTCTTTTGTCAAGTACACAAAGGAGGAGACTATTGTGAGTTTTGTGGTGAAGAGCTCAACGATGATGACTACTACGGAGCGTATGAAGATAGAGGAGAGTTCCAAGGTAGACCTTGTAGTGAATATATATTACAGGGATATAGATGTACAAACTGTGGGATTCATGAGGAGTTTTAAATCACCATGATAATGTACTCAAAGAACTGTCCATTACCGATAACTATATATACTAAAAAAGCGATGTTAATATACGAATAAAGGTGTAATAAATGAAAATAGATGAGAAACATGAATGTTACGGGTGCGTTTATCTAAATGTTAGATGGATGAAATGCCGCAATACTAAGATGGCAGGTATTATTCTAGCAGGTGATAAATGTCCTGAAAAAATGCTAATGATTATAAAAACAACACTTGATTAAGGAGGAAGATGAAATGAAGATACCAAAACAAACAATAAAGCGTATTATGTCGTCTATTCTAACAAGAATGTGTGAAGCTGATGACGATATAGCTGTAAGACTTATATCAAAGGAAGCAGTGGAAGAAATAGAAGTGGATATTTTACGGTTCATTGAAAGACGAACAGAACTATGCGTTACATTGGCGTCACACTCAGACAGGGTGACTATTAAACGTATAGATGTAACAAACGCAAGAAAATTATCAAAGGATAGGTGATAAATTGATATCTAGAGAAGAATTCGAAAAATCGGAAGACACTGGCAATTACAGCATCGCTGATAGGATTGTTAAGATTCTGAAGGACAATGAAGGTAAAGCTTTTGGAGCCAAGGAATTGGAAGTAATTCTTGATATATCGAGACAATCGGTAAATCAGACAATCAGGAGCATGGCTGCTAAAGGATTGATAGTACGAAAGATGTACTGCGTGGATAACAAGAGGTTACCACATAATTATATAATGTTGAAGGAGAATTACAATGAGCCAGCAGTCAGAGATGAATCAGAAGAATCAGAAGAGCCAGCCAGAGAGAACAAGCCAGTCAAAAAACCAAGGGGAAAAGGACGCAAAAAGTCTGGGAAAAAAGGAGGGAGAAGAAAGAAGTCTAACTGAGATGGTATCGATGGGGCACACAATAAAAGAATTAGCAGAAAAGCTTGTTGCCTTTCCCTCTGAAATAGAGTACATCGTGCGTGCACTTCATCGAGATGGTCTTGTAAAGGTTATCTGGTGTGAAGGTGAATTATATGTCTCGTTTGAAAACGACAAAGATATAGACGAATTGGAATCACTGATGAAAGTAAAGGAACATGTGGACAACCCCATGTTTAACTAGGAATATCAGCTATTCCAACAAGTATATATATAGTAAAAGCGATTAGTAATTATAAACAAATAAAATAGGAGGAATAAAATATGCCCATAAGTAGAGAAGATTTTGAAGAGCAAGGAACCGACGCAACCGTCGTGAGAAAGCAGATCTGGAAACCAAAAATCACCGAATTCCTAACGGAAAACAGTGGTGACGCGTATCCAGCGAAAGAGATAGCTGATGCCCTGGAAGCAGTTCCAGCAACAGTGAATCAGACCTTGAAGAAACTCATCGCTGAGGACAAGGTTATAAAGAAATCCGTGGACAACAAGTATTACTACATGTGGAACCCGGACTTCGTAGAAGAAGACGACGAAGAAGATGAGGAGTAATCCTCTCTTTAACGAGGGGGTCAAACCCCTCACCTTTATTTTTTTTATGATAATAAACGTTTGTACCACGCACGTCGTCGTCAAGAAATTTGGCGACTATAAAAGTAAGATAGTTGACCTTCTAGAAGGAGGACTATCGACACATACGAGCGAAGTAAGCAGAAAGGAGATTATCATATTTACAAACACGTTTAATATGAATGAAGCTATATGGATAGCCAATCAACTATCTGTTGCATTATATGATGGAGAAGTGATAGAAGATGTCGATAAAACTATCGGAACTGGCGAGGAAAAACAGGAAGAAGAAGTCATCCCCGTCATCGTCGCAGAAGAACAGTGTTTCAGGCTCTAGTATAATATACCATGTACAAGGGCCTTTATATCACGTCAAGAAGAACAGCTTCAAAAAATTAATAAGAGATGCAGGATTGAAGTGGAACTGGGGTAGAGAAGGATGGTATGATGGTAATAAAGGGGTAAAAGCTGAATTCGTCAGAGACCCTGTTAAAGATGTTACAACAGATTGTTATTTCACAGTTACAGTAGATTATGAGCCGTTAACCGCGTGGCTTGAAAAACACGGTGAACAAGTTAAGGGAAGAATTGGAGAGGAAGGAGAAGCATATGAAGAGATTATAGGAGGAGTGATGGTTATGTTTAATAGTACAAAAGAACAATTAGACCATAAAATCATCGCCCTTCAGTGTTTTATGCCAGATGTACAAAAGTTAATAAACGACGGAGCACCTGGTTTGTTCATAGAGAAGAAGATTATAAAGTGTATTGAATTCTTCGAGGAAGAGTTCGGTGAAAATATAGTAGTATCAGGAGGATATATATGTTGAGAAAAGAGCAATATTTGGTAAAAGAATTATCATTCGATGCAGCGCACTTCGTGCATACAGCTGGAAAAGACTCACCGTGTAGGTTTATACATGGACATACATGGAAAGTGATAGTATCTCTTGCAGGAGAGATGAGAAAGGATGGAATGATTATAGACTTCAGATTATTGAAGAAGGTAATCGATAAATATGACCACAAGATTATATTACCATCACAACTTTGTACTAAAATAAATGCTGTAGAAGGAATGGTTTCAATACAAACCGATACATTCTTCGGGGAGTTTAATATAAAAGGAGTTAAGTTCATAGACTCTATTAGCTCCACAGCAGAAAACATAGCAAACGAAATATTGAAAGACATACTAAACAAAGGGAATCAAGAGGGATATAAAATCACAATGATAGATGTCGAAGTATTCGAATCTCCTACTGCAAGTGTACAGTCTTGTTGGAGTGACATGAGTGATGGAGATGACTGAAGAAGGTTATTATATAACTCTCAAGAAGAGAATACTGGTAGACTATCCATTTGCTACCACAAGAAAGGCGAAGAACTTTGTAAAGAAGTACTTCAATGAAATATACGAAACAGGACTATATCGTATATCATATATTACAAAAAGTCAAAAGAAGGTGGAATACTTTGAAGATAAATGAGATATTTTTGAGCGTACAAGGAGAAGGAGCAACAATAGGAAGGCCAACGGTCTTTGTTCGATTTACCGGCTGTAACCTAAGGTGCGAATGGTGCATAGGAGAGGGAGAAAAAGTGCTTATGGCTGATTATACATGGAAATCAATAGAAGATGTATGTATAGGTGATAAAGTTATAGGTGCAGAAAGAGAAGGATATAATAAACACTTGAAGTATACAGAGACATTGGTAACTAATGCCGTAAACAGAGGAAGAAGAAAAGTAGTAAAAATGTCTACAAATCACAATGATTTGATACTAACACCAGACCACAAAGTACTGAATGCGACACACAAGACATTTTATCAGAATGCTTCTAGTATGAAAGGGAAACTTGTAAGAAATGTTGCATCATATTTACCTATAAGTGATAGAGGATGGGTAAGAGGATATGCAGACGGTGATGGTAATTTTCATTTGTATAAAGACAAGTATCTGAGATTCAAGCTAGCGTCTAATGATGATATACTTATAGATACTTTGTATGATATACTATTAGAACATGACATACACAGTAGAAAGATAATACACACATCTAATGGCTTCAAAGGCAAAAACAATATAAGAGCTATTGAAATAACAAATAGCAATGAAGCAGAGAAACTCAGCAAGTGGATTCATTCAGAAGATTACACAACAGATGCATATATGAGAAGTTACTTAGCAGGTATATACGATGCAGACGGTCATTTTGATACACAATGCATTAGGATATCTCAGTCTGAAAAGAACATGGATGTAGTGAATAATACAATATTATATATAAAGAAACTCGGTTTTGATCATAATGTACAGAAACATGGTGAAATGTATACCATTATAATACATGAACCTTTAAGATTCATGTGTGAGTGTCAACCTGTGTTACAGAGAAAAAAAGGAATAGATTATTCTATACAAACTTCAAAGAAAACAGAAGTAATAGATGTATCTGGCCACGGAACAACAAACGTATACGATATAACAACAGGTACTGGTAACTTCATAGCAAACGGATTCATTGTACATAACTGTGATACAACCTATGCATTCGAAGACGGAAAAGAAATGACTGTAGAGGGAATTGTAAATAAGATTAAGACATTCCCCTCCACACGCCTTGTGTGTATCACAGGCGGAGAACCGCTGATACACCCAGAGGTCGTGTTAGAGATTGTCAGAAGATTGAAAAATCACTTCTTCGTGATTGAAACTAATGGCAGTCTTGATGTTAGCGCTTTAATCAAGTTCCGACGTGTGCAGATATCTATGGATTATAAACTACCATCTAGTGGCATGACACCTAAAATGATGGACGAGAATTTGCCCCGCTTAAGGGCATGTGACCAGCTTAAATTTGTGGTAGCAGATCCATTTGACTACAACACCATGAAGTATGTGATGATGGCACATCCTGTTAGGAGTGATATAGTTATCACGGCAGTCGGTGGTACCAATATAACTGACTTGACTGAGAAGGTATTGAATGAGCGGTTCGTAATGGATATGAGTCGTGTTATGATATTACCCCAGCTGCACAAGATTCTATGGGACCCAAAGAAGAGAGGTGTATGAGATGTGTGGTGTGGTGGCAGGCGAATGTCGTAATGGTATGGGTTTGCGCGATGACATAAGATTATTGGCTTTACTAAAATCGTCTGATATGATAGCCGAAGGTGATTGAATATCGCCAACACTAAAGTCAGACAGTAGAGGATGTTTCGGAGAGCACAAGGACCATGATAGATTTTGCAGAGACATATGTACAATGCGAGTCAAATGCAGAAGGGAGCGGGTAAGACATGAAGATGATAATAGGAAAGAAAGACTTGTGCGAGATATTAAACGAAATATACGGCATTAATGTCCAAGAGAAGGACATACATTTTAGAGTCTCTAACAGCAAAGACATGCATATAGAGATTAATAAAAGTGCAATAGGGTGATTTGAATGAGCAAAGGAAGCAAGACTCCAGTTGAGAAACTGATGGGAATGATAGAATGTGATAGAGCAACAGACGCAGTAGTAGGAAATCTTGAGGGAAGGGATGGAATATACGTTAGGAATAATGCCACAGAGCAAGAATCTTTTATAGCATGTGGAGATATAACGGAAGAGAATTATGAACATATGTTTGTAAGTCTCGGCGAAGGAAAGCGTGTAGACCATATAACAAGAGTAACAGGTTTCTTCTCAAAAATAAGCGGATGGAACAAGGGTAAGAAAGCTGAATTAAAACAGCGTTACAGGAGTGACGTAGATGGCAAAAAAGAGGACGAAAAAGAATGATATAAAGGCACTTAACAGTGTCCCGAAGGACAGAAAGAATAAGTCAGTAGCTTTCAAGAAGAGGCAGGGAGAAAAGCGCGATAGAATAGCCGCAGCTGGCGGTCATCATGCGTTTAAAGGACAACACTTAGATCCTAAGACTGCTATGAAAGTAGCCGCTGATATTGAAAATCTTAAGGAGGCAGAAAGATGCCAAAAACTAGATTCGAACAATGTGAAGGATGTTCCCTCGACAAATACAACAGACGCAGAGTAATAGAACGAGGAAGCAAGTCTCCTAGGATAATATTCATAGGTGAGGCACCTGGTAAAGATGAAGACAGGATAGGTGTTCCTTTCATAGGTTCAGCAGGCAGATTGTTAACATGGATGATTGAAAAGTATGACCTAAAAGATTATGCCATTACTAACATTGTGCGGTGCCGCCCACCTATGAATAAAATGAAACAGGAGTACATAAATCAATGCAGACCTCTTCTCTACGATTACATATCGGAGAAGAGACCTGAGTTGATAATATCATTAGGAGTATCTGCCGGAAAGGACCTTATATGCAAAAGTGTTCGTTTTGGACGATTTTATGATGTTGTTATAAAAGGAGAAGAATACAAGCTCTTTGCAATGATACATCCGGCAGCACAATTACACAATCCTTATAAGGGTAAGGAATGGCAAGAAAATTGGAAGGTATTGATGAAACATATAAGGGAGATGAACAAATGAAGCAAGTAATATTTGATATAGAAACAGCCGCTCTAGTCGATGACTGGAACGATCTGAGAGAAGTAGCAATAGGGTGTGTATTGCTTAGAGTTAAAGGTGACCCTAAGTATTATATATACTCTCCTGTGAAAGAAGCAAGTGAAGAATATAGTGGACACTTCGAGGTACTGGACATAAAAGAACTTGGAGAGCTGCTAGATGGTTCAATAGTTATAGGGTACAACATATGTAATTTCGATTGGCCTTTATTATTGCACGAATTCAGAAGAGCAGGCATATCTCATCCTAATCCTGCATCGTTCAGGGACTTTATAGATCTTGTTAAAATGAAGACAGCTACACGCATAAGTCTGAACAACTTTGCGAAGAGACAGAAATTGAGTGCAAAGACGATGGACGGTATAGAATCTGTTAAGAAATGGCAACAGGGTCATTATATGGAAGTAGCCGAGTATTGTGCACATGATGTATTAATCACAACACAGTTGTATGATAAAATAATGGCAGGAGAACAACTAGCTTATTGGAACTACAAGAATCCTTGTACATACCACCCAGAAGGAGAGTGTTTTCACTGGTCATGCCATGCTGAATATATTAATGGTGAAATGTGGATCAAGGAGGATGTGGAATGGTCAAAAAGAGAGAAGGCGACAAATTCTTAACAGTGAATAGAGGGGCCTGTCCTGAATGCGGGGGGCCTCTTAATAATGCTGGTAAAGAAGCCGTGTGTATAGATTGCGGGCATGTAGTAGATTACGGACTGACAGTCGATGTTGCACCATTTCTTAGGTGTTCGTGTTCTCGTATATTCAAAGATAATTCAGCTGAAATGATGGGAGCTATTGTTTGTCCTAGTTGTGGAAAGAGGAAGTGGTCTTTTTGATGCATAAATGGTACAGGTTCTGTGTGTATCGAATACCTTTCGATATAAAATGGTATTTAAAACTGAATTGCCGTTATGCTAGTACATCTGCAGACTATGAAGTTGATTGTTGGTTCTGTAGAATAATAATAAAGATAAAGGAGATGATTAAATGGACGTAGTATTATTGACACATAATGTAGATCAGATAGTGAATGTAGCTTTAGCCGCCAAACTAACACATGAGCCAGATGAGCGAGGGATAGAATATATGTTGAAGAAATGTAGAGACAAGGTACACGCAGGCAAAATAATTGAATCATGTCTTAATATGAAGCATGAAAGTGTTCTAGAACATGCATCTTTTACATTCTATGTAGAAGGGGTATCTAGAACATTGACACATCAACTTGTAAGGCATAGGTTAGCAAGTTACAGTCAACAAAGTCAGCGGTATGTTAAGATGAAAGAGCCTACATATGTTATGCCTCCTGAACTATCTGATATAGAAGTGGCAAAATTCAAAGTATCAATGATTCTTGCGTGGGATACATATAAGAATCTTATAGACGGCGGCATGAAACCTGAGGATGCTAGATTTGTTCTACCTAATGCTTGTACTACTAAAATAATGATTACAATGAATGCTCGTGAACTTCGTCATTTCTTTGAACTACGCATACATCCTCATGCACAATGGGAGATAAGAGAAATGGCCGGTAGAATGTTCTTTTTAGCACACGACAAGGCACCTCTTCTCTTTAAGGACTTGTTAAAGATTCCATACATATATGCAGAGACACATTCAAGAAGGCATGAACCAAAAGAAAAGGACGACTATTCTTGGAGTGACTAAACATGAAAAATGATAGAGACTTGTCACCAGATATTAAAAAAGCCATAGTATCAATGGGGTTCATAGAAGATTATTTGAGATGGCACTTGGCATCACAAGAAAACAGAGCGCCGTTATTTTGGGGAGGAATATTAACATATGAAACCGGTGAAGTCGTGCAACACATTGTATATAATAAAGCGTACGGTGGAAAAAAATGGAACAAGGAAGCAGTCGAATTAGCAATAGGAGAAGTAATTGTTAATGCTATGGTTACAGCTCTTGCGTGTGATATAGATCCTATCAATGGTGTACAACTAGCACTTGAACAAATAGCTGCTAGAGAGTGGAAGAATAAAGTAAATAGGTGATCCAATGAGTAATTTAAATAGTGTGTTAGATGAATCATTCTTTCATAGATTAAGATACCTTGTAATACCATATTTAGATTATGCAACCTGTCATGGTATAGATCATACTGATAGGGTATATAATATTTCAAAGGTCATAGCAAATACAGAAAAAACAGATATTGATATAGTACGTGCATCTGCTCTGTTACACGATATAGCCAGAACAAAAGAGAAATATGGTAATAGCATAACAAGAAAAGATACAATATGTCATGCAGAAGAAGGAGCCAGAATGGCAGAGGAGTTACTCAAAAAAGAAATTCAATTTCCTGCTTTTAAGATACCACAGGTTTCTTATGCTATATCCGTTCATAGGTTTAGTAAACATCTTAAAGCAGAAACGATAGAGGCCAAAATCTTACAGGATGCGGATAGACTCGATGCTCTTGGCGCTGTTATAATAGCAAGGACTATTAAATCATCTGTTTATTATGGATATCCTATACACGATTCATCTATTCCTGCCAAACCGGTATATGATGGAGAAATAACAACTGCTATCAATCATTTTTATGAGAAGATTCTCAAAATGAAGCCGGAGAGTTTTAATACTTCAGAAGGAAGGCGTATAGCAGAAGGACGATATGAATTCGTAGAAGAATTTGTAACAAGATATGTGGAAGAGATAGAAGGTGATTAGATGTCTTATGACCATGACAAAGAATACATGAAGCAGGCAAAAGAGGCAGCTAAAAGATCTACATGTAGTAACAAACAATTGGGCTGTATATTAATGACTCATCCGATTGCTAACAACATATATTCATTTGAAGGATGGAATGGTCCTCCAGATATATTAGAAGAATGTATTACTTGTAAAAAATCAGAACATGGGTGGAAAGATGCTCATAAATGTCCTGCTGTACATGCAGAGAGAAGAGCCTTGTTAAGAGTAGCAGCAAATGGTATATGTACAAAAGGTTCTATTCTGTATAGTTACATGGGTATACCTTGTAAAGACTGTCTTCTTGAACTCATAGAAGCAGGAGTAAAAGAGATAGTAGTATTAAGAGAAACTTACTATGATGAGTTGTCTAAAGAGATTCTACACAAATGGATAGAATGTGGAGGAGTTTTTAGAGTGTATAAAGAGAAAGAGGCGATAACATGATAATAACATTAGGGAATTGGTTTTTGGAAATTAGATTGTTTAATAAGAAGCGTGTCGAAGAGGAGCTCGTAGATGAATTAGAACACCTTCGGGCAGAAGCAGAAATGTTTGATATCATTGAAGAAGAGGTAGAGAAGAAAAAGAAGCAAGAAGAACAGTATGATTTAGAATGTCCTGATCGAGGTCAAGCATTCTGTGCATTAGATTGCAATACATATGCCAAAGGACACTGTAATGGTTCTGGAATAATAGATTGATGCGATTCTGTATGTTGATATACATACATTTATAATATGTTGTTGAATTTAATAGAACATATCTTACAACAATCAAAACATACAATGGACTTTATATGCGCGCAGAGATCAAAGTTTAACACCCTTCACTGAAATTAAAATATTAGTCTAGCCGTACCGACGGCAACAGCAATTTGCGCTGGTCCAGAGAAGGCAATTGATTCTAATGGTTAGAGGATATACAATGACTAGAAGAAAAAGAATGGGTAATGGCAAAAAGAAGCACAGAAAATGTATAAATTGTGGTATAACAAAACCCATGAATTCATATTTCTTTTTCGTTGCTCGAAATGAAATAGAAGGATATTCTCGATGGTGTATAAGATGTTATGAAAATAGGAAAAAAAGAGAAGAGGATATCATTCTCCTTGTACCCAATAAAATCCGACCTTCATCGTAACGATACCCTTCTTAATCTCCCCTATAATTTTACATCCTTTTAACAGATTCATCATATCTTCATCTGTTAATTGTATATCCCCTATGTCTGTCGTCTTGCTCAATGTAAGTCCTCCATTATCTCTAGCAATTCCTCCTCTAGCTTCTTTGCCACTTTTGAAGCAATAGCTGTCCATACTATCTTGTCATCTATTTGTGACTTCGCTTGCTTATACCCTTCTTTATACCATACATGTCCTATCTCTAAGAAAGGCATAGGTGCTCCACATTCTATCAATTGGTGATACGCAATAATAGCCAGACCGTCAGAACTCTCTGCATCTATAATATCCATATACTTATCGTAGTTTGGTATCCTCTCTGCTATCTTTCTTTTTACAAAGCTACACTTGTCACAGTCCTTCTTGGTTATAAGAACCACGTGCTCTGAAAATACATAATCGCTTTCTTTCTTCTTTCTTCTTACCATTATATCACCCCAACAAACTAAAGAATTCCTTGGCCGTATTACCTTCATTGCAACATGCTTCACAGCATACCTTTACATCAGTCACTATCTCTATTCCCACGGGTATGCTGGATGTTTGCCCGTCCTTTACTAGTCTTATTTCTATAGTCCTTCCACATTTCGCACATATCATATTATCACCTCAATAATGTTTCGCTGTTACGCTAACCAATTTATCATTCTTAACCTTAACAACTACAAATCCTAACTCATTAGGAGAATAGCCTGCTATCTCTGCATACCCGCTATGACCTATAGCCTGTGACCTTAGCATACTACCGCTAGATGCATACCATCGCTGACTCTCCTGTATATAATATCTACCATTATCTAATGGTATTCTTACAGGTGCTGGGTAGTCCTGTATTATCTTTACCCCATCATCCATCAACATAAGCGGTAATGTAGGAGGGTGTATCCTTATCTTATGTATATGATGCATTATCATTACATCACAATCAGCTGCAAGGTCTCTGAGTCTTCTCTTAACCCATATACATTCATTATTATACCTCTGCATCTGATCACCGGCCTTCGAATTACATCCACCGCTTCCATGCCAGTCGTATAACTTGAAAGCGCCAAAATCAGCCTTGACGGTATATGTACCATAATCTATCCCCAGAGCCTCTGCCATTTCTTGCGCAAAGAAAGTTATTTTCCTGTGTTTTAATTCATGATTACCGTCTAGCATATACAATCCTTTATCAGCAATAGCATCCATCTGTTGCACAAAGAAATCGCACTGATTCTTTACCCTTGTAAATCTTCCTATATTCTCTACAGGATGGTCGGGTGAATTTCTATTACCTACATGATTATCTATCTGAAATCTTTTATCATCTACTGCTATGGCCTCTATTTGATCTCCACCGCTACCCCAATACCTATTCTTCGAAGCAACTACCCACCTCCTAAATGATGGAAATGCTTTCCACATTATATCCATATTTCCGCCGTGCTGATCACCTGTCGCTGCAAACTCATAGCTACCGGGCATCTTCTCTGCATAATTTAATAGTTTCATTGTTTCATCTCCCTCTTCCTAGTTGTCTTAAACATTCATCACATACTTTCATACCATCATCAATTTTTTCATTACCGCAACGAGTACACTTACCTTCTTTAGCCCACTTCTTCCTGTACTCTCTACCCTTCTTGTTTCTATATTCCCTATGTGCTGGGTACCATCTCTGAAATCTTCTTGCCGATGCCGAATCCATTCTACATCTCTTACAGCAGAAGCGCTTTAATCTTTCATTCCTTTGTCTCAGCAATTCATTCAATCCTCTTGCTGGAGGAACTGGTAATCCACAATTATCGCATCGTTTGAAGTACTTATCACACTTCTTGCAATAACATTTAGCATTCTCAGCAACCACTACTTCTCCTTCACATATTGGACATATCATTTAATCACATCATTCGTTCACTATGATTACTTTAACTTTTTTCCCGTTTCCATGAGAATCCATAGTCTTAATATCTATATGACCTTGTCTCTGAAGATTTTGCAATATCTCGGCTGTCTTGTTATACGACAAACCAAAGTCAGTTAACTTATCCTTTACATCAGAGAGCTTCGCCAAATTCATGTTATTAATAACATCCAATACTTCACTAACATCTGCTCCCTTCTTTATCTTATTCCTGTATATTTTTTCCTGTTTAAATAGACTCATTAATCTATCATCTACTGTTACCTTTAATGTACGTCCTACTTTCTTAGTAGCAACATTGTAACCAATTGCCATTTTTTCAAACAGTATTTCTTCATAATGAGGTACATTTATTTCATCTAATGCATTATTCAGAGAGTCAGTAAATTCCAACTCCTGTAGTAGTTTAAGATTATTCGTTATAGTCTCCACCTGCTGCTGCAACAATCCCAATGTATTATAATTAGGCCTTATATTCTTACCCTCTCTTCTAGCCACCCTTATCATCTTCTCTTCCTTAGGTGTAGGTATAAAGAATACGAAGCAAAACCTTCTTGCAAGACCACTCGCTAAATCAAATCTAGTAGGCTGACTTCCTGCCCATAGCGTCATATTAGTCCTATAATTAACTTTTCCAAGACTAACTTTCTTTAGTACATAACCGCTATCAAGAGCAGTTAGCATAGCATTATCAAGATTCAGGCTATGCTCCTGTTTCATAGCGTTAGCCAGAGATTGAAACTCATCAACACCCACAATACCCCTTCTGTGTTCATATGCTGCACCTTGTACTTCTGTTGGTTGACCCTGCTCAAGTCGGTAAGTACCTACAAATGCTGCTTCAGTCATATGTCCTTCCATACCTGTTTCTACTGAACTAGGCCCTATAACACCTATAGAAGGATCTAATAATCTCTCCATCATCAATGTTTTCATGAAACCTGGAGGAGCACAAAACATAACGTGCAGTCTTAAATTCGCCACTTTACCCTGCTCATAATAAAACTCCCTCTCATAATTAGCAAGATTAAGAAGATGCATAGTAGTACTACACACATAGAACGGGGCGAACCTGTCTGCCAAGACAACCTTATTTTCTTTGAAATACTTCAAAGTTGTATCATAGAAGTCCATATCATTTCTTCCTGTTTAATATATCATTAACCAGTGCAGCTGTCGCAGTCCCTATACCATCCACCTTTACCAATTCTTCAACAGATGCATTAGATACATTCGCTATACTCCCGAACTTTTTCAACAAATTCAACGCCTTCTTGGTAGAGATATTCGGAATACACGTTAACAAATCAACCGGTGTTGCTAACTTCTTACCCCTTTGACGCTCAATCTTGCCATACTTCCCATCGACTATCTTTGTTAAAATCCTGTTGATACTATCAACGCCTATTTCATCGTCCGGAAACCACATAACTTGTACTTGTTGTCTTACAGCTAAAGAAGCTATTTGCCCTAATACAACGTTCTTATTTATCTTCACACCTATAGTAGCCATATAAGCTATGTGTTCATCCAAATCCCCTGTTATCATCAATATATATACATTATATTGCATACGCATTCGAGTTATCTGGTCCTCTAAACGATGGCTCATGATACTTGATACTAAATCACCCATCTGTTTTCGCTCTACACCTACTTCAAGACGTCCATTCCTTCTAAGAGCAAAGTCTCCACTATTGAGCGCATATTCCTTGTACTTGTCGCTCAAGCCTAATCTCTTAAGCAACGGTATAGTAATCTTCCATTCTCGTGTATCAACTAGATATTCCCATCCTTCTTTCATATGTCATCACCTGACCCATTTTATATTCTTCTTTATATTTAAGCATATAATCATTCTCTATTAATACATTAATATATATCTGAGACATTGTCTCAATATCATCAACTGAAAAGAGACCCTTTCTCTTGGGTTCTGCCATCCCGTATCGAGGTCTCATTAATATTATGCGCTCTGGTAGTAGCGACAAAAACACAGTACTCTTTCCTATCTTTGAAAGAATCTTTATACCTGTCTTCTCTGACCAAAATCTGCTACAAACAATAGCATCTATAAAACAACGGTCTAGATATAAATCCCCTTTCCCTTCTATTAAACGTATCATAACATACGTGTAAGCTCTTTCAAGTGCAATAGCAATCTCCTTAACAACAAGCATTACATCGTTCGTACCCTTTATCCATCTAGTCCTACTACATGCATGCATAGCATCTACTTTCATAACATTATCAATGTGATAAGTTTTGCCGGAGCCATCTGGCCCTACAATCGCCGTAATCAACCACTCACCTCCTCAATCTTAATGATGAAGTGATGATTAATTCTGACTATGTCGCCTTCTGGTCTTTCGAGATATATGTAAAGCTCATCTTCGTCCTTGATTGTTCCTTTTAACGAACGAGCATTACCGCTACTCAAGTTACCATCTAAAAATACTATCTTGAACACTTTCAACCAACACCATCACTGTCACCACTGTACTACCTGTATCAGATAGAATAATCTAATACAATATATAATAGATGCTCATCGTATATATACTTGTTGGAATAATTTGTATTCAGCAAGCTTTATATACTTTAGGGGCTATTATAAATTTAGATGAATCCGAATATCTTACAGGCCACTATGGCAAAGAACGGCCAGGTAACTATTCGTAAATCGACACGGGAGTTATTTGGAATAGAAACAGGAGACATTATTTTCTTAGAAGTTAGGAAGATTATGACACCTGAAGGAGAATTGAAGTATGTTAACGATGGCATTATCGTACCATTAAATGCTGAAAAGGAGTGATATATATGGGAATACTAAACAAAAGTCTAGACGTGGATAAGGAATTGAAAGCAGTGTATGAGCTTGCAGTTAAGAAGCTAGAAATGAAGAAGAAAGACCTTGAGGCTGAGTTCAAACAGCTTACGAAGGATAATGGTGGAGACAAGGAAGCCGCATTCAGGGAGTTCCGCAAAAAGTATAGGAGACTTGTTAGGAGTCCTTCTACTCTATATAAAGGAATCATCGTTGGAGCAGCAGACCCATGGGATACCAACAGAACCGCAATGAATGATGCAACTGCATTGTTTAATTCGAATAGTGAGAAAGCTATCGAATTGAAACTTACAGACGCAGAGGGAGTTCCACTGGATACTCGTGAAGAGAAATTCGGCAGAGAGAACGACGCATACGGCAAGCCACTGCATGAGGAATTCATTCAGCGTGTATGGGGTATTGCAGAAGTCGATGGAGAACTGAAGAGGTTCAAAATGACTCTTGGCAATAAACTCGCTGGTAAGAAAACAATTCCTACCTTGACACCTGTGAATTTCAGGGCAATACCTGCAAAGACACAGAAGGATGAAGAGTTCTTCTGGCTCAATCCTTCGTCAATGACTGAGTTCGAATCAATCGAAGCAGAATGGGATGTATTATCTCTTGTTGAAGAGCACTATGGTGATAACACAATAGAGCTTGGAAGCATAGCAGAGTTCCATGACGACAACGCAGACAACTCTCAGAGATTCTGTATATTCGTAGCAGACATATCCTATATGGATGAAGAACCAAATGCGAAGACACAGAACAAAAGGGTAGCTCTTGACGACGATTCCATTGCATTTGATTCGAACACAGTGACCTCTTGGTTACCAATGAGATTGCAGGATATGGAACTCGAAGCAGGCGACAGAGTAGTCGTTGTCGGTGGAACAGTCGAGAATGAGTATCAGGGAAACACAAACTATCTTGTAAACATACAGGGTATTAAGAAGGTCTGAGGAGGAATAGAAATGGGAGATCCATGGGCGTCTAAGGAAGAAGAGAAGGAAAAAATAATAGAAGGTTCACCAGAGTCTGCATCAGCGGACAAGGTTATTGCTAAGAAGGAACTAAAGAAATGGTTCGAGAAATCAAAGGAAAGCAAGTCTCCTGGTTCTTCTATAAAAGCTGCTTTTTACGGTGCAGACGGTATAGGTAAATCAGGAATCTGTATGGATTCTATGACACAGGATGAAATCGACACAGGAATGCAAATGGTAATTTTTGATGTTGATGGAAGCGCAAGACCTATATACGAAAGATTTCACAGCAAAAAGAACTTCACTGTCTTAGACCCCATGGAACAATTGCCCGGCGGAGAAATTGACTTCGTTACCACATATGCCAAAATGATGTCAGCTGCAAAGTACATTAAAGAAGATATGGATGGAGTAGCAGGAACGGTACTTGATGGTGCGGGTTATTTCTTCAAAATTTGCGAAATGGTTATGCGTTTTGAGGATTTAAAGATTAATCCTGATGTAAGATTATCTGACCAGTTCCAATGGTCGATAAGAAACAGGCGATACAATGCACTGTTATTGCTTTTAAAGAGATTACCTTATAGGTTCTTTCTTACAACACATCTAAAGGAAAAGAAACAAAGGATTAATAAAGAATTGATAGTTGTGGGAGAAGAACCAGAATGGGAATCTCATACACCGCAGAAGATGTTCCAGAAGATATTTTTGGAGCGCAGAGTAGACGAAGAATTGGGCGGTGTAATATTTGAAGCCACTATCGAAAAGGCCAAAGGTAACTTGGCTCTTGAAGGTACCAAACATGAATTCGCCCGAGTGGTTGATGAAGATGTTAAATGGGAAGGGCTTGGAAAAGTATTTAGACAATTCGAAGGAGTTGGGCAAAAGTGAAGTACTTTTCCATATGCCCAGTTCCTCACATGCTAGAGGGACACAAGTCACTGCTACTAGTGGCACAATTCATTGAAGGTCATATAGACCATTATAGAAAATCTGGTAAAGAGATTATACTCGACAATGGAGCATACGAGTTCGGGGAAGCAATGGACTCAAGACAATATTTAGATATCATCAGGGCTCTACAACCAGATTATTACGTAATACCAGATGTATTTGGCAAAGGGTACCAAACATCAGAAAGAACATTCGATTTTATTTTTAACGATTTAAAGGAATATAAGGAGAAATATCCTGAAGACTTTAAGAAGCCCAAGGCGATAGCCGTTGCATGGGCTTCAAATCTCAGGGAATTTGTGGATATAATAGACGAATACGAGAGTTGTAAAGCTATTCATACAATAGCCATACCTAAGAAGTTGATGTATAACCCACGACATAGTACCAGAGCAGCATTATCATTTGGTAATTATGGGCATAAACCATGGCATTTCTTAGGATGTAATGATGTATATGAAATACAATATTGTAACAGGAATGTTGTGAAAAGCTTTGATTCATCATATCCTTTCAAACTTAGCAAGCATTTTTCAACTGACAAGTTGAATGAACACGGTATAGACGTACATATGCCTGATACCGCTATGCCTGGTTTTAATTGGGTAGATGATAAATGGACAGCTGACAAAGATGAATTTTATGCAAAATTCATGAAGGCGTGTAAAGTAGATGAATAAACTCGGCCCGTTTTTACTGACGAACTCGTGGTATGATAAGCGATACCCAGGACGCATAACAGTAGCAGGTAGAGATAAACAGGGCGTAAGGCATGAGTTCAGAGTTAATGCTCCAAGACCTTACTATTACATGGAAGCAGTTGGCGGGCCACACATCGGTCTTTTAAGCACTGTAAAGGTACCTCTCATAAAGGTTGAAGTCGAAGACCCTTATGATGTGCCCAAAGAGACTCGTTATTTTGAGAATGATATAAACTATGTAAAGCAGGTATTAAAAGATAAAGACATAGGCGGCGGCTTCAACATAATATGGAATAAAACCACAGGACCCAATGATTACAGCATAGAGGCTGCTGAACCGCCTGAAGTAAGTCTTGTTCGTGCATATTATGATATTGAGGTAGAAGTTAAAGGTAATGTATTCCCTGACCCTCACAAAGCTAACTGGATGATATTAACAATGGTTTTATGGGTATGGGACCCCAACAAAGACAGCCTTGAGAAGTATGCATGGACTGCTTCTGATGAGATACAAGAGAAGGTAATGTTCCGTAACTTTAACAGTGCTCTGAAAGATATAGACTTCGATGTACTTATAGGATGGAATATACAGTTTGATGTAATGACACTCGTTAACAGAATGGATAAAGCTGGTATCAAGTTCAAAGGTGGAAAGACACTCAAATACATGTACGGGAAGAAAAACATAAGAGCCACTGGTGTAGAAGTATATGATTTGAAGAAGGGTTTTGAGAAGTACTTCCAGGGCAAGAAGTTGGAGAGCTATGCGCTTGATAAAGTCGCAGCCCGAAGCGACCAATACGGATTAGACATTCCAGAGCCTCATTTCAATTATAAGAGAGACATGAACAGACATAATATCAACATGATACTGCCTTACAACGAAGACGATGTGATGAAGTGTTATTTGCTAGATAAAAAGCACGGCATAATAGACCAATTTACGGGTATTAAAATAGTAGCAGGTTGTAATCTTGATGATACCATTATGACTGGAAGATATGCAGAATCTCTTATACTGAGAGCATGTGCTGGTAAGTTTGTGTTTCCACATAGAACAGAACATGAAGATTATGACTATGAGGGAGCATATGTTATACAGCCCAAGCCTGGTAGATATAAAAACTGTGCCACATTAGATTACTCACAGATGTATCCTACCATGATACGCAAAAATAACATGAGCTTTGAAACAATGGAATTAGATCCTAACATTGTTGCAAAAGATCCTGATAACTACTTTGAGATGGATATAAACGAAGACAGGAAGATATGGTTCAGAAAAGATATAAAAGGAATACTACCTACCATATTTGAAGGATTAACAGTATTAAGAACGAAAATAAAGAAGGAAATGAAACAGGTAAAGGATACAGATCCTGATAGATACAAAGTATTGGACAACATGCAGTACGGTATAAAACAATGTCTTGCTGCTATGTATGGATACGTGGCTAATAAATACTCTCTTGTATATTACCCAGAGATTAGTGAGTGTACAACATTTGAAGCAAGGAAGCTTATTAAAATGAGTGTCGCTGCTGTAGAAAAGATGGGATATGAAGTTATATATGGAGATACCGACTCTATTATGGTTATAATGGGCGGAGATGAATCTGATAGTAAAGACAAGATAGAGGAAGCAAAGAAACTAGAAGACAAGCTCAATGAGTTGATTCAGCAGAAGGGTAAAGAAGAAGAATGGACCTTTACACCCAGAATTGAGTTCGAACAGTTTTATCAGAAGATGTTCTTCGGCGACAAGAAGAAGAGGTACGCGGGTATTGTTACTTGGGATGGTGGGAGAGAATGCTACGACCTCAAGGCTAAAGGATTTGAGTTGAGAAGAAGTGACAGCAGTGCACTGACTCGAGAGGTCCAAGCTACTATACTCAAAATGGTATTAGAAGACAAGACTATCAAGGAGATTACAAAGTATCTTGTTAATATGTCAAAGGACTTACAGAACAGAACAGTACTAGAAGTAGGCATACCACAGTCTATTAATAAAGCACTTCATGATTATAAGATACAGGCAGCAATTATAGGTGTATTATATAGTACCAAAGTATTAGAAAAAGACTTCGAAGGAGAGAAGGCATATAATTTCTACTTGAAGCATACACCAGATAATGGTATAATGGAAATCGTGAAGAAAGATGGTACTATAACACACAAAGCAACTAATCGTGTAGCGTTAAAGAGTGATGATGATTTAGACGAATGGGCAGACAAGATTGATTGGAAGCTGCAAGCTGAGAAGATATTGTCTAACAAGATAGATCCTATCATACGCATCATCGATAGAAAGCTGACTACTTTGGCCTTGATGCAAGGGCAGATACAACAATCTATATTTAGTTTTGGAGGAGATGAAGAATGACAGAAGAAGAAGAAATATCAATTAATACTGACATATATTATAATATGTATGTTTGCCCGATACACGGTGAAATGAAATACGCACAGCATGTAGATATAGAAGGACATAATGAATATTATTGTTTGGCATGTTATGTAGAGAATGTTATCAAACCCAATTGTTGTGTAGTAAAACAGAAGAATTAAAGGAGTTGAAATAATGACATGTGATATATGTAAAGACGAAGAAAACACAGCCACTGTAAACGGTGTATGTGGCAGATGTAATAATAGAATGAACGCAGATGATGATAAGCTATCATTAATGTTTAGAAGAAATTCTGAATTTACAGATAGGTCCATGGCGCAGGGTCGTAAGAATACTATTGACAAGATATACGAACAATTGATAGAAGAAAATATAAGTATATCATATGAAGTAAGAGAATTGCTTGAACAAGAAAGAGAAGAGAAGCAATGGGCTCAGCTCATAATAGCCATGATGGATGAAGTCACTGAAATAGCCAACGAAACTCCTTGGAAATGGTGGAAGAGGAATAATGAAGAGATTAACAAGGATAAGGGTACTGAAGAATGTGTTGATTTGTTACACTTCCTGTTACAAGCGTTCGAGAAGTTTAGAGCCATGCCTAAAGATATATACAGGCATTATATGAGAAAGAATGACATAAACCATGAGCGGCTTGATAAGCTTGCTAAAAGGGGGAAGCGTTAATGCCTATAAGTGCCAAGGAATTCATCGAAGCAGATGATACTAATGACGCGGAGAATCCTAAGAACAAAACATCTTGTAAGATATGTAGTGAAGTATACACTGTTAACGGTAAAGTTATATGTCCTAAGTGTAAAACTATATTGATATTGATAAAGAGGAGTACTAGAATACTGCACAACATGGTTGATTACCTAGAGGAGCGTGAAGACAAATGACCGAATATTACGAATGTGAAGATTGCGAGAATAACACATTTAAAGTAATAAAAGATGTCATAATGGGTATCGAGATATGTGATTTTTGGATATGTACCAAGTGCGGTAGAAGAGAGGTGAGATAATGAAGATAGGAATATGCAGCACTCACAGTACTGGAAAGACCACAATGGCTACGAATATTAGAAATATATTAAGTATACCGATGATTAAAGAAGTCGCCCGGTCAAGTCCTCTCATCATAAATGAAGAGGCCTCGCCCGTTCAACAGCTCTGGATTTTTAGCGCAATGCTTCAAAAGGAGGTGGAGTTCGACTACAGGTTCGACGATTTCGTATGTGACAGAACCTTACTCGACAATTATGCATATATGGCCGCTTCTCTTCGTGCAGAGGACACAGACCTCATTAAGAACATGGTCATAGCAATTGGACAATTCTTAGCCTCCTGGATAAAAACATATGATATAATTATTTATTTGGCCCCTGACATACCGATGGTTGACGATGGTGTTAGGTCTACTGATAAGGAATATCAGCTCGTTATTGATGAAGTCATAAAGCAATTACTTGATGGGATCAAGTATTACAAGATAGAGGGCGAACGGCGCGAAGAGTTAATGGATTATATGTATGGATTGCATACTACTGAGGAGTTTAAGAACGCGCTTAGAGAGGAGTGGATTGTGAATGGATGAAGATACAGATATATTAACTCCTCTCAGTAGAGCGGATTCTAATATAACTATGTCCCATAAATTTGATATCATATCCCTTGAAATTAGAAAAAGAATAAAAGTAGAAGAGATATTGAATGTCGATATAGAGGAGTATGCTGATTTGATAGCAGGTAACATGGTTTATTATCTTAGAAAGAAAGTGCCATCTAATGCTGTTGAAATATATGAACCAGCTACATGGATAGATGCTATAAAGAAAGGATTGATTATGAGATTTCCGCGGGTTGAAAAGTATATTCATATAAATTATGCACCAATGGGTGAAGGGGATTACGATATAATTTATTCTGATTATAATCTTCCGGAAATCAGAGCATGTGTAGGGAAAGAATATTATATGCCCAACTATTACAGGAATGAGTAAATTGAAAAAAGGAGTGGTAGAATGTCCATAAGAAAAGAAGAATTTATCGATGATTCTGAAAAGACAACAAAAAGATGCTTTACTTGTAAGAAATTATACAATGATCCAAAGAAACATTTCTACAGTAATAATAGAAGCAAAGACGGATTATCATATTATTGTAAAGCATGCACCGGGAAATGGCATAAGAAAAACGATACAGAATTTGTTGTAGTAGAAGGTGCAACAAAGGTATGCTCTGTTTGTAAAACTAAACACCCTGCAAATACTGATTATTTTAATAGAAATCGCAGAACAGTCGATGGTTTATCATACACATGCAAGGCATGTAAAATTGATAATAATAGAAAATACGCGCTGAGTAGTAAATATAATATTACACCAGAAATGTATAATGAGATGTTTATACTGCAGGAAGAAAAATGTCTTATATGTGATAAGAAGAGCGAAAGAGAACTTTGTGTTGATCATGATCACGATACAGGTGAAATAAGGGGTTTATTATGTAATAACTGTAACACAGCAATCGGATTATTAGGAGATGATTATCAGAGGATAATTAATGCTGCTTATTATTTGGATAATTATAACATGAAGAAAAGAGAGGATGATTAAATGAACGATTATCTAGTAACACCTGAAAATGCTGCAAAAGGGAGTTTTTTGAGACGAAAGAGTGGACTGCATCAGTTCTCGAATTGTCCATATTCTTATCTCATAAAGTTCCTTATCGGAATACAGGGAGAAGCATCACCTGCTATGGAGTTTGGTACATTCTTCCATGACTTAGCAGAAGTGGCATTCGATAAAGTAGACCATGATGAAATAGATGCTGGTAATGTATATGAGGAATTCATGAAGCACTTACCACATGTAACAGAGGATGCAGAAGAAGGAGACATGAATTATGATTTCATGGGCTACTTACAGCACATACCAGACGGTGTTGTTATATTTGAAAACTGGGCCAAGATGGAGCAACAGCGATGGGATAATCTTGAAGACAAATCCTGGTTCTGGCCTTTGTTGAGAGAACAGCGCCTTGAATCATATGATTTAATGTTTAGCGGCACAACAGATCGTCTTGACCAAATAACAAGTAAGACTGCTATGGTTATAGACTACAAGACAGGAAAGATGCATAAATGGTTGATGTCTAAGTACAGACTTGAACTATTCGGATACAAGACACTGATAGAACTGTGTACTGATAAAATGAAGAAAGATGGCAGTTTACCAAAGGACTATCGTCTCAATATAACAGAGGGAGCCATCATATTTCCCAAGACAAAGGAAGTATTCACAGTGACTTTCAAAACACAGACAGAAAACGCGTTCTACAGGAAGCTAGATGCACAGGTTAAGATGTTGGAGGAAAGAAATTTCCCGAAGAAGGAAACAATGCTGTGCGAGTGGTGTACAATGTTTGAAGACTGCCAGCTAGATAATCTGAAACCTATGACAGACGAGTATGTTAGATACTTGAAAGAAGAACAGGAGAAATTAGAATGAACGCTGCTGGTCTTATTAGAAGAGAAATATCAAGAACAACTGAAGAAGGACATCCTGAACCAACAGATATGCTTATATACGAGCCGTTATATAAGGAGTTGAAAGAAGGGCCAAATGGCAGTATAAATTATGATGTTGTAGGTTTTACACCACAGGACAAATCAACCATGATAGGACTAAAAGTACACGTGGTATTAGAAAAAGACTTATTAGCATGTTCTATATTATTCAGGGACATATTGCTTAACAAAGGATTTATATTATACAAGGAGGCAAAACAATGAAAGACGTACAGCAAGAACCAGCAGAACACGAAATAGCGATAGACGAAGTAGGAATATCAAAAGTCAAACTACCTATACAGGTAGAGCAGCCTGACGGAGGATATCAATCAACAATAGCAACTATAGAGATAGGTACTGAACTGATGTCCACTCAAAAAGGCGTACATATGAGCAGATTCATAGAAGTACTTCTAGAAAATCTTGAGGATGGTGTAGTTACAATAGATGTGGTGGAGGAAGTATTAGGATTTGCAATAGCTGAACAAGAAATGGATTCTGGTAAATTGCGCATCGAGTTTCCTTATTTCGTACCAGTCGTATCTCCTGCATCCAAGAAAAGGAGTCTACTGCCTATAACTGTAGCATTTGAAGTTAAAGACTTTAAGCGTTATCTCGAAGTATCAATGTATGTTACATCACTATGTCCTTGTTCTAAGGAAATATCCAAGTACGGAGCACACAACCAGCGCGGTGATATAACAGTCCGTATAGAGGTAAAGGAAACAAAAGAATCAGAAGAAGAAGGTTTCATATGGATTGAGGAGATAGTAGACCTCATACAAAATTGCGGTTCATGCGAGATATTCCCATTGTTGAAGAGAATTGATGAGAAAGTCGTAACTGAAAAAGCATACGAGAATCCTATGTTCGTAGAAGATATCGTTCGAAAGATAGCGGTCGAGTTAGAAGAGTGGGATATCGAACACTACATGGTTCGTGTGGAGAATCAGGAAAGCATACACGACCATAACGCATACGCTGTTATTGAGAGATGATCGTATGGATGAAGAACACAGTACTGTAGAACATATCACAAACACATTGTGTGATGTTGTCAGGAAGTCAAAGGTATCTTTTGAACAACTGACAGCTGCCTTTGCAGGAATAGACAGAAAAACATTGATTAATTTGAAAGAAATCGGTAAACCACCGGATTGTACTAAAGAAGACCTTGAAAGAATATTTGGAGATGATGTAGATGACTGAACTATTAGAAGTATTTGCCGTAGCCCAAAGAGCCGCGAAAGAGATGTCATTGCAAATAGATAACTACATGATAGACAGAACATATGGTAAATGCGATATATGTAATGAAATGATTTCATTGCGCGATATGACGCTTGTAACTAATACGCCTTCTATCATGGAAGGTGAAGGGAATAAAAAAATCATGTGCCAAAGTATTATGTTTGTATGTGGAGAATGTAATGAGAAATACTTCACTAAAGAAGCCGATGAATGCATAGATGAAGAAGAGGAACCTATTTCAGTATATACAGCAGCAGCACCAAAGGAGGAAAAAGAATGACACGAATACTTGTAATACTATCAGGAGGATTAGATTCTGCAACTTGCCTAGGAATGGCTGTAAATAAGCACGGCCATAAGAACGTAGAAGCCGTAACATATTACTACGGGCAGAGACACACAAGGGAAATCAGATGCGCTAGAATACTATGTGACTATTACCACGTCATATGGCATGAGGTAAACACAGAATTCTTAGGTAAGTTTGGCGGTTCAGCACTCACAGATGAAGCCATCGAGGTACCGGAAGAAGGATACGAAGGCGGAATACCTATATCATATGTTCCAGGACGAAACACTATTTTTATTGCAGCGGCATTGTCGTTGGCGGAAACGCGCAACATAGACGAGATATGGACGGGTGTTAATGCAGTAGATTATAGTGGGTACCCGGATTGTCGACCAGAATACATAGAAGCTTGGAACTGTCTCGCTTCGCTTAGTTCTAAGCGAGCAGTGGAAGGTTCTCCAATAACCATAGAAACTCCTATCATAAGCTTAACTAAGGACGATATTGTCAAAGTAGGTCTTGGGTATAACATACCTTATCAGCATACATGGAGTTGCTACAACGGTAGAGACAAAGCATGCGGTGTTTGTGATAGTTGCAGGTTTAGAAGGCAAGCATTTATCAATAACGGAACAGTTGATCCTATAGAGTATGAGGAGTAATCCTCTACTTTCTTTTTCTTTATAAATTCTCAGACGTTAGAAATTTGAGAGTTGAATTTTTCTCATATAGTAGTACGCGTTCGAATACTTCTTGTGTTAAACGCGAGCTATGGTGCCTTTATCATTTAATACAAGTAGTCATCTAGTGATTTAGAATGTACTTTTTTTAAAGTTATAACCCATCTTCTCCAGTCTTTTATTATGCCAATACTTCGCATATTCTATCATCATAAACATGATATCTATATCTTCGTCTATTAAACCCAAAGCCATATTGCATTTCTGACACAATAATTCTCTTACTTGTCCTGTTTGATGATCATGGTCTACTGCCAACATTTTGGTATCTCTTTTAAAACATATAGCACACCGCCCGTCTTGCGTATCATGCATAGAAGCGTAATCTTCTAAAGAAATATTATACTTTTTTCTTAAATCGTTATCCTTTTGATACATTCTGTCACATACTTTGCATTTAGAAGATAAACCATTACGGCCGTTCTTACTTTTGCGAAAAAATTCAGGAGTGGGTGGGTACATACCACCACACGCACTACATCGTTTTGGCATACGTATTCCTCCCTTACATCACTCCAAAGTACTTAAGAGTAAGCATAGTAATAGCAACAGCTATTGCAGCCGCTACCACTCTCATATCCTTTATGACGATAAATAACTGTTCTCCTTTGGTATGTACTTCTACGTCATCCTTTCCGTCTTTGTTTGCATCATATCCGAATAGTTTTCTCAAGTTCTCACCTCCTTAATTATATAAGTATAATGAGTATTTTACGTTTAATGTTCCACCATTAAGCACCGTTAAAGGCGTATCTGGCACCATCCTCGAAAAAGCAATCGTTGTATCATAATAAACGCATATCTCCTTGAATGTGATATCAGCGCCTGTATTAGTCCACGTAGAACCTTGTCTTGTAGAATACCATACACCAGGTGATGGATTAAAAGGACCTGCTCCTCCGGTCATTGTTTTCGAATGTACTAAGGATCCTATAATACCTGTCTGATTTCTATCAGCAGGTGTATCGTCATCTCCTACCTCATAGAAATCTATCCTTTTACCTGTATGTAGTCCTCCTAATTGTTCTAGTATATACTCTATACCACCCAGCAATATCTGGTTCTCTTTTTTGCAAACCACCTTTCCGTCTATAATAATTTCATAAAATCCCTTTATATTCATGTTATCACCTTAATAATTTGTTACAGCAACATCAGTTTTCTACTTCCATGTCTAAGAAGTATTCAAACTCGAAAGACATTCCTGCTCCATTGTTATAATAATCAACAACCAATCTGTTAAATGCACCTTTTGTTCTAGAAGCTTTTACCAAATTTTCAAACACCACAGCAGCCTCGCTCATAGATATAGAGGAAGAAGGAACCCATGAATATCTGTATACACCTGTTATTACGCCAATCCTAGGGCTATATACTCTATACGACGTGAGAGGTATAAGCAATAACTCCGTACCTTGTATATCTGTTTGCGTCCTACTAGTAGCAGCACCACTATCACCCAGAGACAAAGCAGCAAATACTTCTGTATTTCCATGCCCTACATATCCAAGAAGTTCACTTAAACCATTGTCTAAAATTTGGTTATGTACTTCGCGCGTGTCCACTACTTCTCCTTTATCATTTAATGCAGTTATTCTAAACCTGCCGGTCATTTTTATACTTTCCTTCATTATATCACCTTTATAATTTATGTTATAGTTATATTCCATACTTCTGATTGTGGTAGTTCGTCTTCTAACAAAAATGAAGCATAGTCGCATATAGTACCTAATGTCGAGTATTTTATAGCAAAATCCCTCAAGAGTCTTTGAGAAGTATCAATTGTACTTCTAAGTTTAGTGTTATCTGTTTGCCATGAAACTGTGAAATGACCATATGTTCCAGCATCTAAATATCCATCTACTACTCTTACTTGTGATAGAGGTATTTCTTGGTCAAGAGCTATTCTACCTATTAGATAATTAACAGTGGTAATATTACTCAGTGTCTCCATATATTGCTTTATTATCAAGTATATCAATCCGTTAGTAGGCATACTATTTTCAAAGAAGAAAGGGCTTGGTTGCATACCAATTAGCTCAATCATTTTTGAAATAGGTTGTGATGTGCTACCAACAAAAGGAGAAACTTCTCTACCAACGTTTATATCATACGACCATATAAATGAAGTATCTAACAACTTGGACTTCTCTATCTCGTGATACAAGTACATAGCGTCGTATCTCATAGCCTCTATCATTATCATTATATTATGAAAATTACTATCTGTATTTCTATCAAGACTAGAAGGCAATAACCATCTATAATCTGGCTCATACATCAAATCAAACACTTGTATTTTTTCTATATAATAATACTGTGTAAAAAACAATGCAACACTGCAATCTACATTAAGACTTATATGATGCATAGCCTGCAACTGTCCGTTTATATAATATAATACTACATCTTTGGTCCATATTATATCAATATCTTCCATTCTATATACACTATATCCTAGATAATTTACATATATATTATTATTATCTGTTGTTTCTATATCTGAACCGCTTTTAGTCTCAAATACTAGATAACCAGATGTATTTTGTCTTACAATAGCATAGTTGTTAGAATCTTTCCAGAAACCCATTATTTGCCCACTTGAACCGGCCGTATAATTCGTGAAAGCTACAGCCTCTACATGCAACTGTGCATATTTAAAGGTCTGTTTCGTAATAGCATGTCCGCTTCCAAAAGTCGGTGCGCTTTTTAGATATCTATAATCAGGAGATGTTCCGCGTCTGTTTACAGGTGCCTTCTCTATAGGTCCCCAACCTGTACAAGTACCAGTTAAGTCCCATTTAGTAGGATCTATACTGGCCGCATCTGATGTATATTCATAATATTTTTCTTCAAATATCGGATCATGATTCAATTACATTCCTCCATTTATGTGTATAATGACACAGACTACATGTGTAATTTATTTCAATCAACATGCAATCCTTTTCCTCTTCTGGGTCGTAAAAAGGAGTTCTTATCTCCTCTTCGTCTAATTTAGTTTTACATAACGGACATTTCATATAATCACCTCATTACGTAGTAGTCACTGTAGTAGAACCAACAATAGCTATCTGTGTAGTAGAGATAGATATATTAGCAGTACCAGTATTAACAGTCAAAGCAGTAACATCTTCTACCCAATCGCCAGTATTATATATGTACTGATAGAATTTATCAAATATTACATCTTCTCCTGGATCAAGGGTTTCTGTATATGATTCTATCGCATCTTCCAGTTGATCATCCGCATCAGTAGGAGCAGTATCATCATCTATTGCAATGGTGGCAATTACATCAATAGCAACTGTAGTAGCAGCAGCCCATGTAACAGCAATACCAACAGGCCTTGTATCTAATATAGCCTGGTCGATATCTTCATTGGGTGACGTAACACCGAACACAGTGCATGCAGCAGAATGAGTGGTAGTATTCTCCGTAATTAATACAGACGTAACACCAGCTACTTCTAATATAGCATTTTCGATAGCTTCAAGAGAACCTGTCTGTGCTCCTTTCACAGCATTCTTGATTCTGTATCTCAAATCTTCATCGCTCTCCGCATCCTCTCCACTTATAGCAGCAGCAGCATTATCAACACCTGTAATACCAGATATAGGTGTTTCCAATTCATCTATTGTACTAATAGCAACATTTCCATCTGCTCCTGGTATCATAGCAGTACAAGCAATATCTACTGTACCGCCCCCGCCAACTACATCAATAGTATCTGTCTCAAACTCTGTACCGTCTCCTGTCAATACAACAGTACCAGCAGGTACAGAAGTAGCAGGAGTTCCTGTAAATGTAACAGTAACTACAGCATAAGAAGCCGTTAATCTATTTATACCTACAAGAGCACCTACTCGTTCCAAAGACATATCTGATGCTGTATCTACAAAGCCGCTGTTATAAACGCTTTCTGCCTGAGACCACACCTGAGCAGAAGAATACGCCATTACTTGTATAATCTTATATATAGTGGATGTATCGGATAAATCTACATCATTTCCGAACAATGACCTTGCCTGCGTCTTAAGCTCTTCTACTATCTCTGTATATGTTTTGGGTATAAAACCCAATGGACTTATTCCTGGATTAACCATTATATCACCGTCTGTAATGTTATTGCTTCATTAGTAGTTAATAATACCGATACATTGATTGACATTTGTCTTGTAGCAGTATCAATGCCTGTTACATCTACTCCTATAACATTATCTACTAAAGGATATGTAAGAAGTGCTCTGCTTATAATATCAGACACATTGACATCATTTCTATATTCCATTACTTTAACCCAATCTACTCCAAATAGAGGATTAATAGCATCTTCTCCCTTCACCGTGCGAAGGAGAAGTACCAAATCCTGCTTTATTTTATCAATACCATCCACAATATCTATATCATGTGTATCTGTATTATAGCTTAAATCAGTAGTTGCATCCAACAGCAATGTATTAGATTCGTCCGTCATTATCCACACCTTACCTTTGTACTAGCAGTATTAATTGTAATCGTCAAACTTACAGGATGCGTATGAGCTGGTCCACTACTAGGCGGTCCTGTATTCCCACTGACCGTCAAATTGTCACTTTTTCTCACGACGCCATCCCCAGAGCCCCCTCCATTAAATACCAAAAGACTTTCTCCGTCAATGGTAACATTATCTCCATGTATTTCTATATTATCAGCCGCAAGTATGCGAAGAGTATTGTCTATTATTTCCCATTTTTTTGTGCCTATAACAGTAGTTCCTGTTTCTGACCCTAACACAAAACAAGATATAATAATAGCATCAGCATAAGCAAACGTAGGCCTAGTATCAAAAGATGTCTGGCTCTTGCTGTTAAGCATAGTATCTAGTGCATACTTGCTGAACAATACAAGCACTACATCCCCTATAGCAACGGGTGGTATAATACCCGCATTACCTCCTCTTATAATGGCTACTGGTATATTTGCTATTATTCCGAAACCTCTTACTCTTGGTTCCACATCAGCAGTCATCTTATATACATTTATCACTTTACAAGGTACAGCAGTCCACATGGTGTTGAGCTTTTCGCCCATAAGTTTTCTAATAATATTACCCATTGAATCATCCATGTTATCACCTTAATACAATATTTTACCAGATATCAGGAATTGCTGGTCTGCTGTAACAGAACCTTTTTCTACTGTCATCTCTGTATTGAACTCTTTATCATTGGCTCTGTGTACAATTTCAACTACTCTGAAAGTTCCTTTGTTTCTTTCACCATCAATGTATATAACAGAATCTACTCTAAACATCCCCATTAATATTGTGCGTGCTAAGTACATATTATCTGACCCCGCTCTTGTAGCAAAACCTATTTGCATAAGACCGTTTCTTTTATTTATTACAGATGAACCACCCATTATCCCGTTACCAGTATTATATAAACTACCTGTGGAATAATAACCAGCTCCTTCATATGAATATATTGCACCGTCCGTTATATATAACCTATATCCTTCCGCTAGATTGGTGTCTTCTTCTATTTCAATACCAATTATATCTTTTATTTCCTGCAAGTGTTCAGACAACGGTCTAAGTTCAAATGTCTTCTTTTTATCCATAAACACTTTGTCTTTTTCAGTTACCCCTTTAGAAGAAACATATCCTATTTTCAAACCAGCCTTCTCACATAATGATATCATAACGCCTATCCACTTGGCTCCTTTTTTATATGTTGCTTCTACCTCAGTGTCTAAGAATACTTTCGATTCATCCACTGCTTTTATGATATGAGCGTAGTTACCACCAGACGTTACTTCTTCATGCCCTATGACAACTCCTCTAAATAATTGATATACTGAAGGTTTGTAACCAGCTTTCACCACTATTATGTCTCCGTTAACAGGATAATAGTCTGTATTATATATTACTATTTCTGCTTCATCTGGTTCCAGAGTATAATCCTTTCTTATAGCGAAATCTATCTGTGCAATATCACTGGTTATGCTAATCTTTGAATACACTGTTTGTTCCTGGCTAGAGCTATCATGATTGACTTTCATAAAGTCTACTTCTATCCTTCTAGTCAATAACCCTGCCATTATTACACAACCAATTCCATATTGTATCTAACCATTATTTTTATATTACCGTCTTCTAATATCATAGGAGTTAACAAGAATATAGCTGACTTAAAGAAAGGGTCTACTATTGCATATATATTTCCTTTCTTAACAGCACCATAATACAAACCCAATTGGTCCATCTCTCTTCTTACACCCATTATATATGAGCCATCCCATGAATTGATTCTTACATATACGCTAAACATATAGTTATTGAGAGAGAAATATACAGCAGAAGGAAGACCCTTATCTACCGGTACATCTAATGTAATTATTTCAGACATATCACCACAACCCCCCAATACTATATTCACCTTTACCAATACTGGTTAATGTATCATATCCTTTGGACCATGTGCTTCCCCAATTATAGGGATTCAGAGTATCATGATCTTTCCACCATTGTGTATCAGGAAACAACCCTATCACCTGGTCTTCATATGGCCCTGCGTCTTGATTACCCCATTCCCAGAATCTATCCCACCAGCCCTTATCTTCATCAGTCGCTTCATCATAATCACTTAAAGCTACTTCTGATTCATCATGTATTGGTTGATCGGGTTCGTCCACTATTTCCTGTTGTACAACATATCCTTCCACCAGAGTCATGTGCTTAAATACCAGCTCTACCATAAATGTATCTATGCTTTTTATATCTGATCTAGACTTGAAGCCTACTAATAGCATATTATCAAATATATGCTGAGGAGTTACCAATGTTAACAAATACTTGTTTGTTACCAATGATTTCAAGGAATTATACATATATGTTCTGCTTTTATAAGCTACATTATTTACATTAGGATCATCGAATGATGGTCTGTGAATCATACGATCATTAAAACATATAATAGGTATTGTTATTATAGACGGCTTAGATATAGATGCTTCATTAATAACATCAGTATTGGATGCCATATAATCTACTGTATCTATAACCAATGATTCGCTTACCTTCTGAGCAGCATCATACCTATCAGTTTGATGCGAATCTCCTATATCGTATATAATCCATAGGGGTTCATTCCTATACTGTGTGAAGTGTTCCGATTCTGCCATTATACCACCAGACTCTTTGAAATAGATAATTTTTCTCTTCTCATCGTTTCTGTTACTGTTTGTGCAACTACCCTTCTTATTTTATCAATTGTATAATCCGCCTCTGCTGTATCATTTGCATTTATACTTTCTATATTTATACTAACAGCTACTGCTCCGCCTATAGAAGAAACACCACTCATTATACTGCCTGCTCCTCCTCCTCCGCTACTTGCTCCTTGTAATTCGGACATACTTCCTTTTATGCGCTTAACACCCGCTTCTATATATTCAGGTATGAGAGAATGACCCATCAATTTATCAAACTTTTTAGCCAAACCATCCCATGCATCTCCCACTTTATCTGTTTCTTTTCTGAACGCTCTAAGCAGGTCCATTACTTGTTTTATAGGATTAATCATTCTAACGAAAGCAGTTCCTAGTCTTACCAGATAATTATATGCTCTACCAGCAGCATCTGCTACTTTATCCCAGTTTTCGTATAACAACCGAGCCGCTATATATAAAGCTATCACAGGCGCAAGAGTAGCAGTCATTAAAAATAGGACTATTTTCATTATGCCTGATAATTTATCCCAGTTTTTATGTAAAGCGTATAATGCAATCACAAGGGCTATTATACCTACTATAACCAATCCTATAGGATTCGCCAATATAGCAATTGTATTAGCCACAATAGCAGCAGTGGCCGAATGCCAAGCAGCAACAGAAGTAGCTATAACAGCCGCCAGCATACCAGTCGCAAAAGCAGCCCCTACCTTTACTTTTGTATTGATAATGGTTGCTACTGTGTTAATTTTAGTAGATATTGTTTCTATCATTGTTGCAGCAGCCTTCTTTATACTCCTAAGGGTATAGAATTTCATTATTTTTAATGCCGTTACTTTGCTTACATTATTGTATCTTGTGGCAATAGTATCCATTCTCGTTAGACTTATATTGGCCAACTTTACTTGCAATAACAATCCAAGTATAAATGTAAGAGTACCAGCTACTTTTCCGAATTTTTCTGTTACCCATATTGCTCCATACATAGTAACATACATCAAAGCAGCAGACAATGCGACAAATTTCATAGTTGAACCGAGATAGATTAATCCTGTACCTGTAAGTTTAGCAGAAGCATTTATGCCGTGCAATGTTTGCTGAAACAACATCATTGTGGTAACAGTCTCGCCAGTAGTGTGTTTTATAGCTATCATGGCTGCCTGCATCATAAATAACGTTCCAACTGTCATCATAATCTTTCCAGCTACTGTGAAGATTGCAAAACCAAGCAATACTGCTACAGCTATAATAGTCCTAACAGGCTTTGGTAATCTGGTCACAAGATCTGTCAGCTTCTTTAAGTTTCTATTGAGCCATATAAGAGCCGGTCCAAGTGTTTCACCGAATGATGCATATAATGCATCCACACTGCTTTTAAGCAAAAGAGTTGTACCTTGAAGTGTTCTTAATCTTTGGTTTGTAATATCAGAAAGTTCACTACTATTACTCATAGCATCATTCCATAATTCCTGGTTTTCTCTCATTCCTTGTAAGACTTCCATTATGTTCAAAGCTTCATCAACTGTATACCCCATTTCTTCTGTAAGCCATACAAGAGCTGTTTGATCATCGCCCAGTTCACTTCTCCATTTTTTGAGAATATCGACAGAATCCTCTGTTGTTTTATTACCTATTGCCTCTCTAGCAGCACTTATTTTCATAGCCATCTCTTTCTTTCTTAGACCATCGCCTGTCCCATCTAACATCGCAGCCCATAAAGTCAATGCCCTTGTACCAACAAGTTGTTGTATTATTGCTAATTTCTGAGTTTTATTCAAACCGGTTAATTTTTCATTAAATTCATCTACCATATCTGGTAATGCCTTCAACTCACCGCTCATATCTAATAGCTGTATATTATACATATCTAATGCTTTTTCAGCTGTCAAGAATGTATCTGCTTGTTTACCAGCTAGTCTATTTAAATTCACTATAGAGAATCTTAAACCTCTACCTGCTATACCCGCTCTCACCATACTATCTGCACCAGTCATGATAGCAGCGGTAACTGATTCAAAACTCCATCCTACTTGTTCAGCAGCAGCTGCTACGAACTTGAGAGCATCTGCCAGTTGGCTCATGGTTAAAGCACTGTGTGTAATAGCATTAGCTAATACACTTGTAATATGCTCCATTTGTGCATGTACTTGATTAACATTTTCTGCTTCATAACTGAAACCACGATATATACCAACAGCTAAATCAGCTGCTTCAGCAGTACTAATTAAACCAACAGTTGCTAGATTAAGAGTAGATTCAACAGCACCTAGCACTTCATTGGTTTTCAAACCAGCCATTGCTAGCTTCTGCATAGCTTCACCAGCCTGAGCACTAGTCCATCTGGTCTTAACTCCCAATTCTATCATTTTATTATACACTTCTTCTTGAACATCACCTTGTTCGCCAAGTATAGTAGTAACAATAACGGATTGATTTTCTATAACTTTATATGTTTCTATAAAGTTGTCTTTAAGTTGACCAAGTTGTCTTCCAATTCTCGACATCATTCCGCCTGCGGCCATCATACCGAAAGCTAGAAACAAAAACGCATTACGTGATGTATCTGTTTCTTCTGTAGTTTCAGCAGATACTTTATTATATTTAGCACTCTCAGATGTCAAGCTTGTAACAGCTCTTGTAGTTGCTTGAATCTGTCTTGCACCAGCTCCTCCTCCTACACCTCCACTAGTTAGAAGACCAGAGCCAGCAAATCTAGTAGGTAATTGTCTTCCTATAGGTCCCGCCATCATAGAACCTTTTGACATAGTTCGCTGTATTGCATTGAACTGGTTAGCTTTAGCTATTATAGCGTCAAACATACTAGAAACTCTTTGCCCCTCTGCAGCAGTTTTGGTGAAGCCTATGGATGTCATTTTCATTTGCAAGTTAGATACTTTGTCTGCCATTATACCACCCATAGGAACGCATTATTTGAATTGATACTTGTGCTTCTTCACCGAAGAACTAGAGGAACTATATGCCTTGTTTAAATCTTTTTCAGCAGCATCTATATCATCATCTAATTCTTCTTCTGTACTCTCATTCTGCATTTTTAAGAAAATAGCACACTTCATAACTTCAGACATTGGCCATTTTCTCACTTCGAATGGGGATAAACCCCACTCTTTCGATACCAGATACACAAACCCCTCCGTCAGGAGTTCGGTTCTCAGTTTTTTTGTCCGTCCTCACTCATACCCATAAGCTCTTCTATCCGGCCAACGATTTCGACATATATATCTGGTTTGAGCCTATCAAGATCAAGATCTTTGGGTGATAATACACTTTTTTCCCAGACCTTTCTCATATAATCTGCTTTACTATCAGCTTTTACGTCGTCTACTATATCGAGGTATTCTCCGGTAGACATTGCTTTCACAACGAAGGTAATACCGTGGAGATCGAACTCCAACGGCTCTTCGTCTACGTATAGGTCATCGTAAGGGTTTTCCTTTTCGTCTGACATATTCTATTCCTCCTTTTACTCTACTCTACTCTACTTAAGACTGCGTATATCCATACCCAGTGAAAGTAAACTCGAATCCGGGTGAGTCCTTCCCAGCTGTTGCAAATGCTGATGGTTTCTGAATCATCGCATATACCATTGTTCTGGTTTTAAAACCAAGTGCGTCTACTTTTGCAGCGTCAACTGAAATTTCAACAGTCACAGGTCCTTGGACACCGGCTCTCTGGTTTCTATATATTTCCCAGAGATATTCATTGTCTGCGCTTGGAGCCAAAAGGGTCACCGTAGCCGTGGCAGCTGTGGAAGGGTCTATGCTAAAACCAGCCTCTCCAGCTAATCCAGGGATAAGTGATATTTCTGACTCCGGGGTTATGCCATAACCATCTGAATGTATATCGGTCATTTCTCTACCACCTATTACTAGATGGCAGTATCGAATATCAAATACTTCAGGGTCTCTAACTACTCCTACTTCTGCCATTTTAACACCTCATTAGATCTGTATGTTCAAGTACAAACTAATAGCCTGTATTTGTCCTGCCAGATATACGGTCACATATATATTCTGCAATAGTCTCGCTGTCTTATCGGCTGATGATATGGTATCCCAGTCAGGCATCTGCACGATATAAGGCGAACTATAATCTCCATCGTCATTGACGAATGGCGCCCTTACCGCTCCTACACCAACAGCTGTTTCACAAGCAGTCTCTATATTACTCTTCACCATATCAAGACCGTTAGGCGTGTATGGTATATCTACTCTTTCAATCAGATCGCCAAGACCTGTTATAATCTGAGTTTCCAAGTAATACTGTGTTCTAGTTATATCGATATACTTATAAGTACTACCCTCTGTTGTAAGTCCATCAGACATAACATCGTACTCGTTATTCCTCAAAATGATGGCATTTACATTACCAGCTTCAAGAGTGGCAACATCAGAGTCATCATAGTATGCATCCATCGTAAGACCAGGTATCTTTTTCCACATCATTTTCTCCCATGGTTTGACAATAGACATTCGTCCAGCTACTGCAGCTGCAGCATCTTCATCACAACCGTGTGCAATAAATACAGCATTCTTTGAAGAAAAGTCAGCAGCTAATGTTACAATACCTGCAGCGGCTGCAGATTTTACAGCCATTATAGGCATTACTCGGTTCTCGGAATCACAGTCGTCTAGTAATGTATCAACATCGCCATATTCCTGTTCTTCTGTAAAGTACATTGCAGCAACCATAATATCGAAACTATAGTCTTTTGTAACTGCAAACAGACCAGTCCAGTCGAGGTAATCATATGCTATATTACCACCTGCACCAGTTCCGACCCATATTGCGCCAGTTTTGGTATTTATCTCTATCTTACCGGCACCAGGATCCGATGGAGTTCCAGTAGTAAACTGTACTGTATACGCTGCAAGAGTTATTGTTGATTTTCCATACACAGGGAAATTAGCCAACACACCTGCTCCTACAATCACTGCCTCTGAAGGAACATTAGTACTTCCTACTCTAACACAATATACGCTTGCGACTCCTTGGTCAAATATTCTCTCAGCTGCATAGTACAAATCGGTTGTACTACCAAACCGCGTAGCTATATCTGTCAGGTTGTCTATCAACTCAACAGTGTTATCTGGTGCGGCTCCTCCAGCCTCTGTCCCTACTATACAAATCTCACCATAACTAGCTACTCTCTGAGTTGCAATGGTCACGGTGGTTGTTACTGTTACTGGGTTTACAGGCATCTATCTCAATCCTCCTTTGTTTCCTCTTCAGCCACGGGTTCATCAACCACAGGCTCTTCAACCTTTGGCTCTTCAACCACAGGTTCGTCCTTCTTTTTGTTCTTTTTGTTCTTCTTGCCTGACTTCTTGGACTTCTTCTTATCGGCTTTTTCGTCCTTGTCAGACTTGTGCCAAGGATCTTTCTTTTCTACTTTAGGCTCTTTAATCTCCTTGACTGATATAAGACCAATCTGTTTTGCTCTCATATCCTCTTCGTTCAAACTATCCACTTCGACACATTGCCCTTTCATAAGGGTCTTACCGCGCGTAATAAGTTGCACGGCTCTCTTCGCTTTTATCTCGTATTTAGACATCTAAGATCACCTCATAGTCCACGGTCTCTACTAGACCTATTTCTTCATCATCTGCATTTACACTGTGATATAGAAGAACGTCAAATTGCTTTCTGTAATAACCCTCTTCACCTGTTAACTTGCTCAGGTCCCTGATAGGTGTTACTACTCTGGCAACAATATAATCGTATTCATAATTGAATACAAACCACTTCTTAATAAGGAACGCCATCTCATTTGTTAATATAGCACCGCTTATACCTTTTGCACCTTTAACTTCATCTTTCGAATATACATCTATTTGTAATGTATCATGTACCAAGTAACCTTGTTTATTTACCATACCATCCATTTTGTAATATACTGTTACATTGGTACTAATATCCGGAATATTCGTCATCTTTGCTATGTCTGCTGATGGTTGTGTAAAGAAGTTAGTAGGATTGGGGTCCCCTTTCTTCCATATATACCATGTAGAACCACTTACATACTTAACATATGTTATTTCCCTGGCATCATAAGATAATTGAAACTCATCAGCAGCACCTGTGCCAGTAAAATCCTCTTGTAGATGATTGGTCTTTCTTCTCTTATCATTAATGGGTCCTTCAGCAGGTGTATCCTGCATCACATATGTAAGAGTTATTGCTGGATATACAGAGAAGTCAAACTGGTTACCATACCTCTTTGCAAAAGTGAATGCTTCACTTCGAACAGTAACACTAGAAGGAGTATTATCAAATATGTATTTCTTCTGTACATCATCTAACACTACAATCTCTCCATTATGCATATATACTCTTCAGTATAATCATTCATTCTAATTACTCTGTACTGTACTCCATCACCATCTTCAATTATATCACTGTTCTCAATGGTAACGCTTTGGTCCGCTCTGACATTCAAATCAGCAGCTAAAGACAAATCTATTCCTTCTAAATCTGGATCGTTAAATCCACCTTTATGTGGTGTAATAACTCCTAGGAAAGCGGTACCAGAATCAGGCACAGGAACTCTATAACCATCAGTGGCATCAATAGTACTTCTATACCTAGTAAGACTTACCTCTAATATTTTGAGTGTTGCAGCCATGCCTTTAAAGCATTCGTTAGCCATTGATATCACATCACATAAGTTATATTTACTCCATACATGCTTTTAATCTGATCAACTGCAGGCCTCATAAAAGGTCTCGCAGGCATAATAATAAACTTTCTTTTCTTAGTTACATGAATACCTTTATAATGGAGTACGCTTCTCATTGCATCATTTATACGTATTCTTCCACCAAACTCATGTATCGCAGCATAATCCACATCAGAATATAATATCAATGTACCGTCATCTATTCTGAATTTTATAGAATCTCTTAATTCGCCGGACTTGACAAGACCATTACTTATTATATTTTTAACTGTTAGGTCTACAAGCACTTTACCAATATCTTCTAGTATCGTATCGCGAGAATTTATAATATCACTAGCAAGCAGATGGTAGTTGTACCCTGTAACTACAGTTCCTGTCATATGAGACCTCCGGTATTCGGAAGCTATGCGCCAATGACGCATTATTAAGCGTATGGGTCTTCAGGCCTATCATCAAACATAGGCGTCGAACCAACTAACATACCAGTTGCACCTGGAAGGACCTCGGCGAGTATTTCGTCTACTTCCACCAGCAATGCATCTGCTGTCATTTTTAAGTCCCTTCGGACTTCTATGGTACCTTGTTCTACCAAGGTATATGAACGTGAAACTATGAAGGATCTGTAGGCAGCCAGTGCGCATGTATATCTATCGTGTCCTGAACCGGCGGGGATTCCTAGCCCTGTAGCGTACGCACCTGCGTAATCTATCTTCTGCGAGATAGTGCTATCTCCCACTTCGGTAGTACTGATATCATTCAGATAAATCCGAACATCAGCGACACTGACTGCCATGTTTATTCCTCGTTAGTAAATAGGTTAAGGGGTAAGAAGGTTAGGGGCTAATAACCTTAAGGTAGAAGCCCAGTCAGCTGCCTTCCGGCTGCAGACAATACAAGTTTAGGTTCAACAAACTTGCCCATCGCCCATCCCTGAACAAATGCTCCATCCTTGTTGTAGTTCTCAACAGCCATAGGGCCGTCGGCGAGAGCCATACAAGGTGCTGTGGTATCAACAACTGCAGCGGTCTTTGCTGTTATGCTGGTACTCAGATATAGAGTCAAGCCAAGAATAGATGGTAGCTGTCCCTGTACCAGTTGCCCTCTTTCATAAGATTCTCTAACAAAGGGGTTTGATACAAAAGCGCTGTAAACACTTCTGGACATAGCAATCGCGTCGGGCTCGTAACCCTCGTCTTCAATTGCTGCAATTGCCTTCCGTATATCATACAAAGGATCGTTGGTGGCTGTTGCCCAGTCTGTGCCAGAAATGGCTGTCAGAGTAGCTACAACTACTGCGACCTGGTCGTCTTCCATCTTCGCAACTGCCTTTGATGCATCGGTTGTCTGCAACTGTATAATGTTGAACTTTGATTTCAGAGTTGCCTCAAGGGAAACTGCTATGTGGACGACATTCTTCCACAAATCAAAGTCTACATCGGTGTATGCCTGCCCGTTGATAGGCGCTTCTACACCGGCCTTCACTTTCTCAGTACCAGATAGCTTGGTCGCTATTGGAACTTTTCCAGAGATTCCATCAAACTGAATAACACGCGTCAAGTTCCTAAGAACATATAACGGTCTAGCCAGCCCAAGTATCTCAGTGGCGATTACCTCAGCTTCCATGCTGTCAGGTATATCTTCCTTGAATATAATTTTTCCTACTGCCATATTTCATCCCTCCTTAGAAGAGTATCTCCACTTCAGTATCACCTGTTAGTGCTGCGGCGAGAGCCAAGCCGATAACAGGGTTTGACCCACCGTATACAACAGCCTCTCCACTTGCAGCAGCTTCTACTGCCTGATGCAATCCTATCGCACCAGCGGCTTTTATCACCACGACTGATCCCCTGACAAGCACACGTATATCGACCTG